TGAAAAATATAAATGCACTATTAAAAAAGTTGCAAAACGTAATTATCGACAACGTATTGTGTGGCTAAATGAGTATCTTGCCGAGAAGTCATGCATTCATTGTGGTGAAAGTGAAACTGTTTGTCTTAAGTTTTATCCTCATAATAATAAAATAAGAAAACTTACTCAACGTAAGGGAATGAATGATGGAAGTAGAAAAGAATTAAATGAACTTATAAAAAAATCTAAGATTGTGTGTTTAAATTGTTTCATCAAACTGGATTCAGATTTAATAGAATTTATTTAGTATTACCAATTCGTATTAAAATCTCTGGTAACTGTTGTCCATTTGGTTCCGTATTCATCAATATCATCACCAAAGGGATCATCAATACCATTTACAATAAAACCAAATGGTGCCATATCTTGTTCTAACATATCTTGTTGTTCTCTTATCATAGTTTTTCGTATATCATTATCAGTAAGTTCTTTAAAATATGTTTGGTCTGTTGCCCAAGCAAAAATAAACATGCAAGCAACCAAATCATCGTTGCAACCATCATCAGCCTGATGAGATGAACCTCTGATAATAAATGTAGACAATTCATTTACACAGTCATAATCTTCTATAATAAGTTTGTCATCTTCTATCAATTGTTTGAGATTAGAACAACCAATCTTTTTAACCGCCTTTGTTGTTCTTACACCCAATTGTGCTCTACCCCCTGAGAATCCCGCTCCTAGTACCTGGCCTGCTCTACCTCGCATCGAAGCCATAACTAGGTTGTCATACTCAAGGTCAAACTGTAACGTGTTAGCGACCTGCTCACCTATGTCATTCACCTCTACCATGACATATGCTTGATTATATGCTTTAGCAACTTCATGAATTTTGGTGGGAAACAGAAGCGGTTTAATTTCATTATCTCTAAACTTTGCAACCATTTTATATGGTATCTCAGTTATATCAAATACCACAAATGCAGAATAATCATTTGCAGTACCACGAGATACATCAGCAGTTAACATGTAAACATTTTGTTCTATTGGTCTTGTGTGAATGTCTAAACCTGCATTTGATTGAATGGGATTTCGATATGTTAAATTCTTTAATCTTTGTGCACTAATTAATGTGTCAATAGAACCTAGAAAATGACATTCAAATTCAGCATTAAATTGTGATTCAGAAGTATTTCGTATTGTTTCTATTTTCCAATTTTCATCTCTGCCAGGAACTTCACTCCAATGAACTTCTGTTGCAACATAATCATTTCTTTTTTCTTGTGAATCTACCCATATTTTATAAAACATGTTCATACCATGCGGCGTAGAAACAATAATTACCTTTGTGTTTTGACCAGAAGTAATTGTAGGATAAACAGATGCAAAAAATTGTTCTGCAACATTTGAGGGAACAAACGCAAACTCATCAAGAAAAATTATATTATAAGAACCACCACGAATTGCACTTGAAGAAGTTGCAGCTGCAATAACCCTACTACCATTTTCTAACTCAATATTACCTTTGTTCCATGCAATAATACCTTGCTGCATCCAGTTAGGAAGGTTCTCATAAGCAAGTTGTAGTCTGCCAAGAATATCTCTTGCAGTAACGGATTTGTTTGCAAGAACAGCAATATTTACATTTGGATTAAACAATGCATAGTGCAAAAGGTATGATATAATAGTAGTTGATTTGCCGGATTGTCTAGGTAATTTGTAAATGGTAAATCTATTATTATGCATAGAAGATACCATATCTTTTTGAAAATCATACATATCAAATGGCACCAAACCATGATCAAGAGAAACTATTTGAACATAATTTGAGATAAAATAAATAGGATCAGCTGCGCATTTATGGAACTCTTTAATGTTTTTCTTTGTAAACTCTACAGCTGTGTTAATCTTTTTTAAATTGGGATTGCCTAGATATTGGTTTTGGTCAGCCATTAACTAATTCTCTATTTTTAATATGTTCTTCTTCAATATCATCCTTAGATTGTCCGAAATATGCAACCCCATTGTGTGTGTCAATAAGAAGTTGATTTAGAGTTGTATCATCAACAACAAACTCTCCAAGAATACGACCATATTTACCAACACCATCTTTTTTGGTGCGTAGAACTTGTGTTGATCCAATTGGTAGATGGGCTAAAACAAATTCCTTTGCCATCAATCCATATACCTTTTCTTCTTTGTCGCTTGTCCTAGATTCAGGTGTATCAACACCATAGAATCGAACTCTCTGTTTTTTCATCCATACACCAAAACCTAAATCAATATCTACATCAGCGGTGTCACCGTCTATTACTTTAACAATTTTGCATTGATATTCAAACATCATTTACTCCTTCATATATTTAGGTTCAAATCTGAGAGTATCATTATAAATTTTATGTCAATATTTCTTCATAAACCTCAAAAGGAATTTTTTCATTCCTTCTCCAAAACTGACCATCTTCCAAAACTAATTTAATTCTATCTGGATTTTTTCTTCTTTTTTGTCTATAGACATAATTATATTTTTCATCAGTCGCCCCTTGCAAAATTTTAATTAAAGAAGGTTCTTTTGTTTTATTCTTTCTATAATTATTATCCTTTAAATATTTGTGTATATATTCTTTTGCAGGTTGTTTATATGTTTCCCAAGTACCACCATGTTTAATATCATGATTAACTATTGACCATCTTTGAAAATTTGGAGTGTTGAAAAAACTTAAAGTAGATTTCCATTCTGTGATGGTTGTAAATGAAAAAATCATACGACTATCTACATCTTGCCATTTAAAACAAAAGTTGCACCACCAAAACAAATCAAATATAGTTTTAATTTCTATTGGTGCAAAATCAACATGTTCAAACATAATTCTAGCTAACTGTTCCATTCTAAGTTTATAAGTTTTTGGATTTTTGGGTGGCATATCACTATCAACACCACCACCAAATGCACCCCATGTAAAAATACTTTCCCAATCGTCAGCATGTTTATCTAAATTTTTATGTAGAGCATCACTACCGAAACACTGATCTCCACATTCCCCCGTTACTTTGATGATGTCATGGTTGCAAAATAAAGTTTCATCTAACATTTTCTTATCTGATAAAGGACCGTTTCTATCTTTTACCATTTTCTCCCACATCAATGGAAACTCTACAATTGATTCTTTAGTGTATCGAATATTGAGTATGTCAGAATCAGATTTGGTTTCCAATAATGCAATCAAAGCTCCACTACTGTCAATCCCACCGCTCCAAAATAATTCTACGGGTTTTCCCAATTTCCATAAATCTTGAGCTGCATCCATACAACACTCTTCAAAAGACTTATTAAAATTTGCAACAGAAGGAATAGGTTCGTACATAATATTTAAAGGATTAAATATACCTGTTCTATCTACAGGCATGTATGCCTGAACCAATTGTCCTGGCGCTATTATTGGAGGATTTATATTTAAATCATCCAATTCAAAAATATCAGGTCTAAAATATTTAACTTTATTCATAACAAAATTTCATAGTTAAATCACCTCTTCTTTTATTTTGATACCATTTAATGTCTCACAATAATGCCGACAAATTTTTGGTACATCTTTATTATTATATAACAATGAATTGTAAAATTCTAACCACTCATCAGATAAAATTATTTCTTCTATGCTTTCTATATTTTTTAGTTTAAATTTTTCTTGAAATAATTTATCCATACTATCCATTTTACCACCATATGTTTTGGATTTTTTTCTGATAGGGTCACACCAACAACAAGGTAAAAGATATCCCTCTGCATTTAATCCTAAAGCTTTTGGATATTTTCCCATACATTTTGGTTTAAGTTTAGTCAAATGTTTTTTCAATAAATAATTTAGTTGGTTTATATGGATCGTTTTTTTTCCATCTTGAAGATTTAGTTATAATTAATTTTATACCATTGTTTTTTGCTAGTCCTATAGCTTGATCAATATGGTCTTCATTATATTTAAAAATAATATACTGCCACAAAATAATGTTTCCATTTTGTATTCCTTGTTTCATCACCTCAAAAAGTTTTTTACCATCTTGATTTATTCTATACTTGTGACTCTCTTCCGGCAATCCATCAATACCAAATTCCCATACTGCATTTTTATTTGCATTAAAAGCATCTTTATACCAAGACATAGGTTTGTGTGAAGCTGCTGTATGAACTTTAACATCTTTGTTTTGTGATAATTTAAGAAATTCTATAAATTGAGGATGAAATATAGGGTCAGATATTTGACCACAAAATTGTATTTTATCAAAATAATTTAATATCTTCTTAAAATTATCTAGAGACAAATCTTCACCCGGAATTTTATTTGGTCTTATAGATTGTCTCATACATCTTGGACATTCTAAAGTGCAACGATGTGTTATGTCCAAATTAATTTTTTTTCTAGATGATATTTTATACAATTTATCCATTTATTATTAAACTAATCATTTCTCTTTCAACATTTTCTGCAACTCAGCAGTGCTCCCTACGAACAATGCATTGGTAACACTCTTAGGTGCGTTACTTGGAACTTCTTTTAGTCTTTTCATTTTCTCTTGAAGATCACCAAGTTTTTCTGTTATCTCTGCAACTTGTTTAATTAAGTTGCCTGCAACCTCATACGCTCTTGGAGCATCGCTTTCTTTGGCCAATTCAAGAATGCCTTCAATTGCGTCAGAACCTCGCTCAACCAAGCTATAAAGGTTTTGTCGTTGGTACGCATAATCATTTTCTATGTCTGCTTCTTTACTGTTATTTACTTGTATTGTTTTTGTTTTTGTTTCAATCGGAGGATTAAATTCAATTTCTTGAACTACACCTAATGCTCTATCAATTTCATTGCTCATGACGTTAATTTATCTTCACCTGTAACAATATCTTTAACTTTTGAGTCTTGAAAGAATGATGTCGTTTCGTTAAATCCAAAATCATCATCAGCATCAGAACTAGTTGGATCTGGCGTAACAGTATATCTCTGCTCTCTTGCTGGAGTATTTGCTGGAAGATCAGTATATTGATCTACAACGGCAGTCTTAATAACACCAGAATCAGTTACCGGACCATACAAATAAAATTTAGTTGTAAAAGACAACGTATAAATTATAGCTCTTCTCGTTTCAAAATCACCTTCATAATTATCCTCATACGATATGTCATTCAATATAATTGGTATATCTCTCTTAATACCCATATCTGCCATATCATTAAATGTTAAAGTATAATCAGGTTGAAAATAAGGAAGAATTTGTTCAACAATTTGCAAGGCATCATCAGAATTTTTTGCCATTATATAAAGTTCAATTGAAAGATTATATGGGACTGGCATAAATTGTGTATCAAGTTTAGAAGAATTCCCTGTTTTTGTTTTCTTAAACTTTTGTATACGATTCAATTTTCTAGCAGAATCATAAGTTAGGTTTTTAATTTCAAATCCAATACGTGGAAGTGTAATTGCAACTTGTTTTGTCAAGTCTGGATTTTCTTTAAGCCTAACCAAAAATTTCTGTCGTGGTCCATATGCTAAGGGAACCTTCATAGATTGTTGTATAACACCGTCATTATCTTTACGAACTAATTGTATATTATTAAATACAGTTCCAAAAGCAACAATAACTTTTCTAATTGTTTCATGGTAAAATTGACTTCCTAACATTACGGACTACTCCCTATTCACTATATTTATGTGTTATATCTAGACTATACTATTCTATAATTCAAAATCATAGTAGAGTCGTCTGCTAATGTAGCACCAGATTTATTAGTAATACGAATTTTAAATGACCCAGCTACTACTGTATGAACATCTACATGAACATCTATACTTGCATTTGCTAACACAACAGATGTAGCTAATACTTTATCACTTGTAATTACAACATCTGCATGTTCTGCATCATCAGCTAATGTAGCAGCTAACGTAAGAGTGTGTTTAATTTTAAAATTGTTTGATGTGACTGCACCTGCGCTTGATGCAACATCAGAAGCAACAGCAGTATTACCAGCACTTGCATCTAAAATATTAAGTTCAACAGCAGTTGCTGTAACGTCTGTTAAGTCTGTTGAAGCAAGAGTAATATTTGCAGTACCGTTAAAACTTACACCAGCAATAGTTCTTGCTGTAGCTAATGCGGTTGCTGTTGCAGCAAGACCAACTGCGATATTAGCTGTACCATCAAATGATGTTCCACCAATTGTTCTTGCTGTAGCTAATGCGGTTGCCGTCGCCGCTAGTCCTACAGCAATATTTGCCGAACCATTGAATGATGTACCACCAATAGTCCTTGCTGTTGCAAGTGTAGTTGCTGTATCAGCATTACCTGTAACATCACCAACAAAATCTGTTGATGTAATACTTGTTGCACCAGTGACTACACCAGCATCAATTACTATTGTACCATCAAGAACAATCTGTTGTCCAGAAAGTGGCGTAATTAACAAGTCAGTACCAGCAGTTGAACTTAATGTATTACCATTTATATTAAGATTATCTACTTGTAATGCAGTAAGAGTTCCTACTGAAGTAATATTTGTTTGAGCTGCTCCAGTAACCGTAGCAGCAGTTCCAGATGCGTTACCAGTTACGTTACCTGTTAACGCACCAGCAAATAGTGTTGCAGTCAATAAACCACTACTAGCATTAAAAGTTAGATTAGAACCACTCTTCGGGGGCAAATCACCTGTTGCAGCAGTTGCAAATAATGGAAAACAAGTTGTATCACTTGATTCATCTGCTACTGTAACAGCAGTACCAACAGATGCCAAAGCAACTGCAATGTTTCCAGTGCCATCAAAACTAGTTCCACCAATAGTTCTTGCAGTCGCAAGAGCTGTAGCAGTTGCAGCAAGTCCTACAGCAATATTTGCTGTACCATCAAATGAGGTTCCACCAATAGTTCTAGCAGTTGCTAATGCTGTTGCTGTTGCAGCAAGACCAGAAGTTGATTGGTTACCAGCAGCATTTACACCGGGCAAATTGATATTAGCACTACCATCAAATGATACACCACCAATTGTTCTAGCAGTTGCTAATGCTGTTGCAGCTGCAGCAAGTCCTACAGCAATATTTGCTGTACCATCAAATGAGGTTCCACCAATAGTTCTAGCAGTAGCAAGTGCTGTTGCTGTTGCAGCAAGACCAGAAGTTGATTGGTTACCAGCAGAATTTACGCCAGGTAAGTTAATATTAGCAGAACCATTAAATGATACGCCACCAATAGTTCTTGCAGTTGCTAATATAGTTGAAGTTGCCGATAAACCTACCGCAATATTAGCACTACCATCAAATGAAGTTCCACCAATTGTTCTGGCCGTCGCGAGTGTAGTTGCGGTATCTGCGTTACCTGTAACATCACCTGTAACATCGCCTGTAACATCACCAGTAATTGTCCCTGTTGTTGTTAGATTCTCATTACCAAAAGAAATTGCACCAGAACTATCTGTAATAGAACCAGCAGCTAATGCAAGAGTTCCAGCATTAAAAGTAGTTCCTGTTAGAGTTGTAATTGTTGCTGATGTTTGCGTTCCAGCAACTACACCTGTAATTGTTGGCGCAGTTAAAGTCACGACTGTCGCAGTTGCACTAATACCACTCGTCAAAGACGATGCATCTCCAATTAGAGTATAAATCTCTAAGAAGTTGTCATTAATTTTATCAGCAGCTATACGTAGATTATCGCCAGTTCCATCGTCTGCTGCGCCGCCTATTCCAAGTGATTGATTTGCCATCTATATTCTCCTATAGTTATTTATTATAATAATATTGTTATTAATCATGTAGGATCACCAAATGGATTAGATTCTGCGAAGTCCAAGACTGCATCATCTAATTTATCAAACAATTCATTTTGCGCAGTTTTGTCATTTACATAATCACCAATATAGTAGTCTTCAGTTATAATATATTCATCACTACCAGTTTCAAGTAGTATACTACCACCA